CACGATGCCCAGATCCTGCATGGTCTCGGTGATGACGGTGCGGGCGCTCTTCGATGCCATTAGGCGCTCTCCATGATCATGGGCCGGATGTGCAGCCGGCCAGTCACCACCACGAGCCCCGACGACGTGACGGCCTGGTGCAGGAAGTCGCCCTTGATGTTGTAGGTGTCGTCATAGGTCAGACTGACGGTGAACGAGCCGTCGGCGGCGCTGACGATGGTTGCCGCCTTGGTTAGGGTCGGCGAATCGCTCATCGGGTCCCAGGGCGCCTTGCCGACGCGCCACTGCACGGTGAGGCCTGACAGGCTCTGCGCGGCATTGTCCGGGTCGCGGGCGTACAGCGTGAAGGTGCGCGCCTCGCCGGCCGTCATATCGAGGTTCTGGACGTTAGGCATCGGGGCGCAGCTTCGGGGGGCGACCGGGGCCGCGCTTCTGCACAAGGTCGCCGATCACGGCGGCGCCCGCCTCTTTGGCCGCGGTCACGAAATCGGGCGAATCCTGCCAGCCCTCGGGCACGTCTTCGGCGCGATGGAACACAGCCTTTTCGCCGTTCGGGCCGTAGCGAAAGGACGGCCACGCCTGATGGACATAGCCCACTGGGGTTCCCGGCTGCTTCAGGGCCTCGCGGCGGCGCACGGCGTCCATGGCATTGAACACGGTCGCGACGATGGCCTGCACCGACTGGCGCGAGCGCTGGATGCGCTCATAGGCGGCAATGCCGGCCTCAGCCATGGCAGTGGTGACGGGTGACGCGCTCATGCGGCCTCCAAGTGTTCGCTGCCGCCCGGCTGGCGCAGCATGAATCGGTGGAAGTTGCCCGGATACGCCTTGGTCGCGGCGTGGTGCGTGAGGTCGAGGTCGGGCACGAGAACGATTTCGCCGCCACACTCACGCCAGCGTCGCGAAAACGAATAGTCCTCGCCGTACCAGACGCCGTTGTGCGCCCCGTGATTGAACAGGTCGACGCTGGGGTTGTAGCGGTGGCCGTAGATCAGTTCTGGATAGGAGGCCATAAAGCGGTCCACCCCCTCCTTGGTTATCTTGAGGAAGCCTGCGGGCACCTTGTCGGCGAGCATCAGGCCGCCGGGCGACGGGACAGGATAGCCGTCGGCGTCGGTGACGATGCAGGCCATGTACTCTTCCTCGTCCTTCTTGAAGCGGTACGTCCCGGCGACCACGTCGCCCTTGGTCGCGATGAGCTTCACGAGGTCTTGCGGCCGCCACGAAATATCGTGGTCGATGAACACGACGGCATCTGCCTTCGTATCCAGGGCCTTGCGCAGCATGGTCGCGCGCGCGTGGCTGATATAAGGGCAGCCGACTTCGAACACAGTGGAGTGATCGAAGCCGGCCGCAGTCAGGGCGCCCGCCGACCGCCCAAGTGCATCCACATAGGCCGGATGCGGCTCGGTAACGGTCGGCGTGGCGATGACGACGCGCATCTGACTAGGCGGAGCCCTTCCAGATGCCGGCGGCGGTGAGCGTGTTCATGATCTCGATGACCGCGGCCTTCAGGTCGGTATTGACCGCCGTGCTGGAAGCCGTGCCGACGAGTGAGGTCGCCTGCGCAGCGCCGGAGCGCTGGGCAATCGGGGCCTTGCCCCACAGTCCGACCAGATCGGTCGCGCTTTGGCCGAGGCGGGTGCCATCGGTGCGGTAGTCGGTCAGTTCGCGAACGGGCATGATGTTTCTCCTCTATGCCTAGGCTCAGGTGGTGCCCGAGAGGCGGGTGGCGAGGTCAGGATAGATCGCCTTGACGCCGTACAGGACATCGAGGCGGATCTTGTCTTCGTCCATTTCGCCGTCGTAGTACTTGATGACGCGGATGGAGAACCCGTTCTGGCTCTCGCGAGCCTTGAACACGGCGCCGTCCGGCATTTCGAGGTCGGCCATCACGAGAGCGAAGGCGTTCTTGTGGAACACGAGATTCTGCGCGTACTGCGCCGAGCCGGTGCCCATCATGGTGATGGCGGCATCGTTTGCCGGCACCGAATCGACGGTCTGGTACGGGCCGCTGGTGATGATCGCCGGAGCGATCGTCAGCGTGCAGTCCGTGCCGGTGGCCGTGATGTCGTTCTGAATCACGAACTGCTGCAGCACACCAGTCGACTGCTTGTTGATCGGGTTGACCGCATAGACGTTGTCGATCGTGAACACGTCGCCGGCCTTGAAGGTCGTCGAGCTGGTCCAGTCGTCGGTGATCAGCGTCTGCGTGTTCGTGTCCTTGCTGGTCGCATAGGTCACGTTCTGATTGGCGCCGTTGACTAGGCCGCCACCAGCCGCCGCACCGTTGGTGTGCATGCGGATGTTCTGGTCCATCGCGGTGGAAACGCCGGCAATCATGCCGATGTCGCCGTTGCGATAGGCGCCGCGGGCCACGTCCTGCATGTACAGGGCGGTCTGCGAGCCGAGCAGGCCCCAGGCGTCGGCAGGAGACAGCACGGCGTTGCGCATGTCCTGCGGGACAGCGCCTTCGTCGAGGCGACGCGGCGCCTTGGCGAAGTCCGAGAACGAATCGACCGGCGAAGTCGGCGTGCCGACCCAGTTCCAGACCTTGTTGTACAGGCCGCAGAGGTCGTAATCGATCTGGTTGGCCAGAGCGATGGCGGCCGGCTTGATGTAGCGCTCGTTGTACTCCTCGATGCTCAGGGTTAGATCCTGAGTCGAGAAGCTCCAGGAGACATGCTTGCGCTTGTCCATGGAGAGCGAGAACTTGCCTTCCGTGACGTCCTGATTGATCGCGACGGCGCCATCCTGGGCCGTGAACTTGACGGGACGGCGGACGCTGATCGTGTCGCCGACCTTGACGTATTCGCGGGAGTAGTCGCGATAGACCTTCTTGCCCATCACGAGATTATTCTCAAGCTGCGCCAAGCCCACCTTCGCGATGATGCTCGGCGTGATGATCGTGTTTGCCATGACCTAACCCTTGGGTTAGGCCCCTTCGGACTCTCGCCGTCGCCACCGTCTAGCGTTGCTGGTCCCAACTGCGCACCAATTCCTTGATGCCGTTGTAGTCCATGCGCTCGATCGTCTGCGGGGCTGCCGCGCCTCCGGACACTGTTGCCGGCGGCGGCGGGGCCGATGAAGTTTTCGGCTTGGGTCTGGCGCTCAGTCGCGCTTCCACCTTCGCCAGTTCCTTGACGGCCGCGATTGGTCCAAGGCGGGACAGCTTGAACGCCTCGTCCTCGTTGTCTGCCAGGTACTTGACCAGCGCCGCCTTGTGGTCGGCGTCGAGAAGGTACTCCGCGATCGCTTCGGTCATCGGGAACTCGTCGGAGCGCACTGTTTCCAGCGCCTCGTCGAAACCCTCGATGCCCTTGCCTTGAGCCTTCGCTTCACGTTCGAAGGTCTTGGCGCGCTCGATTTGTGCCTTCTGCTGGTCTGCGACAGTCGCTTGCTTCTGATGGCCGTCCAGAACCGACTTGGCTGCTTGGGCGGCGTCATGGCGCGCGAGGGCGCGGACATAGTCTTCGTACTTGGTGAACTGGTCGGGACGGGGTTCGTCGCTCTGCTCTGCTGTTGCCGCGGGCTTCTGTTGCCGGCCATCCATGGCCTTGGACAGTAGCTCCCGGAGCTGCTCGGCTTCGCGCTTCGCCTCGTGCTTTTCGCGGGTGAGTTCTGAAATTCGCTTCTGGAAGCCGCCGCCCGGTTTCTTCGGCTGGGGCGTCTCGCCCTCGGCCTCTGATGGCTGCTCTTCCGCGGTCTCATCGACCGGGGCGGTGGTCGCTTCCGCCATAGTTTCGACCGGAGCAGGCGCATCCTGGGGAGGAGCGCCCGAAGTCTTTGCATCTTCCGCGACAATTGCGGCCAAGTCAATATCGCTCACGAATCACCTCGTAGTTAGGCGGGCGCGTTGGCTCCGCCGATCTCGACTGTCGGAGGAAGGTCGGAAGGCGCGCCCATCTCGACGGTCGGCGGAATGCCTTCCATTGGAGGGGCCTCGCCCATGGGCACGGGGGCGCCTTCAGGACCGGCAGGCGTGCCCGGAGGCCGCCCACCCGGCGCGCCCTGCATCGCCATCATCTGCTGCATGCCCTGCTGGATGGCCTGCATCTGCTGCCCCATCGCCATCATCATCTGCTGCAGGGCCATGTAGTCGGTTGCGTTCTTGATCTCCTGCCCTTCGGCCTGCGCGGCTGTCAGGTCGGCCTTGGCCGCGCTGGCAAGGGCGTCTGCCGCAACCTTCGGGTCGGGCTTCTGCTCCTGTGGAAGCGGCTCACCATCGTCGCCGATGCCCATGGCCTTGCGCATGCGGCCCGCCAGCTTGTCGGCGCCCGGCAAATCCATGTTCTCGATGATGATGTCGCCGCCAATGTCCGCGATCTTGGGGAAGCCGCGCACAAGCTCGGTCATGAAGGCCGTCGCCTCCTGCCGCTTCGTGGCGTAGCTCGGGCCGGTGGTGACGGTCACGTCGTACTCGCCGGCCGAAAGGTCATTGAGCACGATGTCCATGCCCGCTTCGTCCATGTCGGGCGCGTTGATCTCGACCATCTTGGCCGATCCGTCCTCGCCCAGCGTCCGCACAACCCGCGTGCTGTCGTAGATCTTGGGGATGAGGTCGACGAGGATCTTGCCGCAGTACTGGATCGCGATGCTCAGGTTGTCGACGTACAGATACGTGCCCGTATCGCCTTCCTGCTGCCGGGCAAGAATGGCCTTGCCAGAGGTTTCGTTGCTGGGGGCGCCGAGGCCCGCCTTGTAGATGCCCGCCACGCCCTCAAGGTCGTTGATGGCGAGCTGGGACTGGATATCGAGGCCCTGCGAGGCCAGCGCCGGCTCCGCGCGCTTGGGCGGCCCGTTGGCGTTTCCATCGCCCTTGTAGAACAGGGCGGCCATGTTCTCGCTGCCGGCGTTGGCCCACTGGTTCTCATAACCCGAGGCCTGATCGGCCGTGAGCACCCAGGGCGCCTTGGGCTGCTGCGCCACCGCCTCGACCGCCGCGGTGCGCGTGTAATTGTACACCCGCTGGGGGTCGCGCATGTCGTGGATCATGCCCTTGCGGGTCGCGCGGCCGTCCGACCAGACTTCCTCGCCGACCACCACGCAGATGGGAATATATCGCCCTGCCCAATCGGTCGGCTTGCTGAGGATGCCAGCGCCCGACATCAGGAAGGTCTTGACTTGATTGACGACGACCTCGCGCTGGTGCGACACGGGCGATTGCGGCGGCTCCGGATCGTCCGAATAGCTCACCTTGCCGTCCTCATGCAGGCGCAACGTTTTCTTGACCGGCTCGCGGTACCAATATTCCGCGATCTTGATGGTGTTGACCGTCCGCCACGTCAGGCCCTGATCCGCTACGTTGGTCGGCAGGCTCTCAGCGGGAATGTTCGGATACCGCTTCTGGTACTCCTCCTTCGCCAGGTCCTCGAACACGAAGCCATAGCGCATGTCCGACTTGTCCGGCTCCTGCGCGAGCGGGTCGATCAGGATCTGAAACGGGTCATTGATGCGCTTGATCCGAATGTCCTGATCGAAACTGTCGTCCGAACTGTACTGCGTGACCACGCGCCAGCCGCCGATGCCCGCCTGAGCCGCGTTCTCTGCCGCCTTGGTGTAGGCCGCGCGGGCGATGCTCTGCTGCTCGATGTTGCGGATCAGGCCGTTGAAGATTTCCGCCGCCTCGACGGTCGCGCCGTCCTTGGCCGGCAGGACCTTGATACTTGGCGGGTTCTGCCTCACCTCGCCCGTGAGCTGGCGCACGAAGCCGGGGCAGCGGTTCATGGTGAGCGCCGGGCGGTTGGCCGCCTTGCGCCGCGTCAGTGCCTCGGTGTCCCATTGCGCCTCGCCGCCGATGTAAAAGCGCTGGCAGTCACGGCCGCTCGAGACGTTGTCGAACTCCTGCTTCCAGGCTTCGTCAGCGTGTGCTAGCGCGGTCTGGAAGATGTCCTGCGAAGTGCCGTTGCCGGTTCCGGGCTGGAGCGGGCCGCGTGTCGGGGTGGTGTCAGCCATCAGAACATCATCCCCAAGGCTATGCCAATCGGCAGGCTCATCGCTGTGCCGAACCCAGTAGGCTCAATGCCAGACCACGGGCGCTGCGATCCTTGGAGCTGTTGCCGCTCAACCGGACGCGGCACAGGCTCCGGGAACAGCAGGCGCTTGATTTCGTCGTAGGTCGGCCCCGGCTCTGGGCGCGCGTCGATAAAGGCGAAGACGGCCTCGTCATACGCGGCGGTGTAAGGGCGCTCGAAGACGGTCGGCTCAGCCATGTCCGTTCACCCTGTCGACCGCGACCGAATCGGCGGCGTCCATGACCCTGATGTGCAGGAGCTTGCGCAGGGCCTCGATCTCATCGGCGAGCGCCGTCAGGAACTCAGCCGTTTCCGGGAAGCCCTGTTCCTTGCAGACGGCGGCCTGCTGGCGGGCCTTGACCATGATGTCGCGCTTGTCGTCAGACATTGGCGGCCTCCCGTGTCGGTCGGCGCACGGTAATAGCCCCCGATGGCTGAGCGCCGCTCAGTTCCCGCTCCCACCGCTCCCACATGCGGTGAATAAGAAACTCCCCAATGGCCATGTTGTAGCCGTGGACGTACAGACCGCCTGTTACGAGCGTCCAAAAATCGTTTGGATCGTCAGTGCTCATGCCGCCATCCATCCGCCCTGCGCGCGGGGCAGCTTTTCCTTGGCCTTGACCTGGGGCTCTTCGTAGACGACGCAGCCGAGGCCGAATGAGTCGGCGCCGTGGGACGCCCAGTCGTGATTGGGGCCAAGGCCGATCTGCCGGTCAGCGTCGCGCTTCTCGTGGTACCAGCCGAGCGCGTCCAGGCCGCCGCCGGTCGTGGCCTCGTTGAACCACATGGAGGGGAACAGGCGCCGGGCGGCCTCGATGCGAGCGCCGGCCGCGCCCTTGCCCTGGTTCGGAACCACCGTGACCGTGTAGCCAGCCGCACGCAGCGCCGAGGCGTAGGACACGTCATAGACCTTGTCGTTGCTGTCGCCGTCGTGAGGCAGCCAGAACTGAGCGCGTGCCGGCGTGTAGCCGTTCGTGCGGCACCATTCGAGGTGCGCGGCGAGCGGCTGTCCAACGGACTCGTAATAGTTCAACCAGCGTATTTCCCGGCCAACGAACTGAGTCGCCCAGATAGTGAAGGCGTCCGCCCTCGCGCCCGTGCCGCCGATGTCGCAGATCAAGCGGATGGTCATGAGAGGGTCGATTGCCACACGCCCGATGCGGCCCTCTGCCCGTGCCGCCGTCAGGTACTTGGCGAAGTAGGCGCCCTCGACGACCGAGACGTACTCGCCCTCCCAGATGTGGGCGTACTGGTCGGGACGCTCCCGCATGTCGCGCTGGCGCTCGCGCTCCAGCTTGGCCGGGAACTTGGGATTGTCCCGCCAGTTCATCTCGACCACGCGAATAAGCGGGTCGTTGGCGTTGCGGAACCGGCTCTCAACGGCGGCGGTCTTGCGCTTCGGGTTCCACGTCGGCCAAAGCTCGGCGTTCCAGTCCTCGCCCTCTTCGCGAAGGGTGGGGATCAGCGTCGACCACGCCTCGGCGGTCACAGGCTCAGCCTCGTCCACCCAGCACAGGAGGATTCGACCCTTCGACTTCACGCTTTCGATGGAGCGATCAAGGCCAACGAAGGCATAGGAAATGCGCCCATCGTGGCTCTTGATGTACTTCTCGCCCACGTCGTAATAGGCCGCGAGCGCGGGTTCTTCCTCGATCGCGCGCTTGACCTCCTCCAGCGAGGAATCATCTAGGCTGTTCATATACTGGCGAGCGCACAAGATGATGCCGGAGACACCAGCCTCGCCGAACATCATGCCGCGAACGGCGGTCATTTTGGCAAAGCTGCGGGTCTTGGCCGAGCCACGGCCACCGTAAGCGCCGCGCACGTCTGCAGGCCCGATAAACAGGCTCTTGAGCTTCGGCGGCAGAGCGATCTGGACGGCGGTCATCCGCTGAGATCCACAAGCTCAATGCGGGTCACGCGGATGGGCTGGCTGTCGGCGTCTCCACCGACGAGAGCCTGGGGCACCTTGCCGTCGAGCCGGTCGCCGATTTCCTTCAGGGCGGGAACGTCGCCTTCAATCGCCCCCCGGAAGAGAGCGATGGCAGCAGCCTCTAGCTTGGTCTTGCCCTTTCGGGGATCGTCAACAAGCTGAAGCGCGGTTTGGCGCAGGGTGTCGCGCCAAAGCTTGTCCTTCCACGGACCGCTCGGGCGCCCCCCGGTTTTACGCGCGCTAACCTCTTGAGACTTTGCGGCCTTTCCGGCCATGGGCTGATCGCTCGGTTGTGGAGCTTCAGCCTTTCCAACTACGGATGATGTATTTTGAAATGCAAGCGTTAATTGATGCCGTACGCTCGCTTGTAGTCGCGGAGTATTTCCTCGCGGCGCGCGGCTCGCTTCCCGTCCGCATCCAGGTACCAAGCGTTCAATTTTGCCATGTCATTGCCGCACATGGCCATGTCGAGCTCGGACTCCATGCGCCATTGCGCCATGACCTCGTTGTACATCTCGCGCCGCAAGAGTTTGTCGCTGTGACGCTTACTAGCTTCGATGGCGCCCCAGATCATGGCGCCAGAGGGCAATACCAAGAACAGAAGGATGCCTAAAAGCTCGTTCATGCCGCCATCCTACGCCGCAAGTTCACGCGGGCCAAGGCTGCGAGGTGCTGGGGGGAAAATCCGGTTGGGATGTCGTGCTCCCGCATCTTGCGGACGATCTGGGCTTGGTCCCTGTCCATGTGGTCGGCAATGGCGCGGGTTGGGTAGCCTGCGCGGGCCATGCGGCGGACTGTGGCCGTGTCGTCTGCGGTCCAGCGGCAATATGATCTGCTCATGCCATCCTCTTCAGTGTCTCAGAGTCGGAGGGGGACCAGGGGCGTCTGGAATTGGTCATTTATGGGGTCCTGACCTTTGGTGGGGCTTCTGGCGCGGGATCGGTGGGGGTATGTACGTCGGCCCGAAGCACACCAAGGTCCCTGAATTTGCGCACCATAGGAGCTGCACGCTCCAGTGAGAGCCCCAACGCATCAGTGAGCGCCACGACAGTCGAGAAGCTGGGTTCTTTGACCTTGCCCGTCTCAATCTGCGATATCAGGGCGTTTGAAACGCCGCTACGGGCCTCCAACTCTCGAAGCGTCAAGCCCTTGAGTTCGCGGGCCAATCCGAGG